GGGCGTAGAGGTCTTTGTCGGTGTCTGGGTGGATACCTTCTAACCTGAGCTGGTGTTCCACGAATACTTCGGGGTTGCCACCGAGAATAATGTCTGTACCGCGCCCGGCCATGTTGGTGGATACAGTGACGGCACCAAGTTTACCAGCATCAGCGATAGTGAGTGCTTCACTTTCTGTACCTTTGGCGTTAAGAACCTGGTGTGGAATACCTGCTTCTTTCAGGAGCGTAGAGAGGTGTTCTGACTTCTTGACAGAGGCCGTACCGATCAGGACGGGTTGCCCGCCTTCGTGGCGCACCTTGATCTCTTTGACGACTGCCGCGAATTTATCTTTTTCGTCACGGTAAACGTCATCGGGCTGGTCAATACGAATATTCGGTTTATTGTCCGGTACCGGAATGACGGTGAGGTTGTAGGTTGCGTAGAACTCGGCGGCCTCAGTCATGGCGGTACCTGTCATACCGGAGAGCTTATCGTAGAGACGGAAATAGTTCTGTAGCGTAATAGTGGCCTTAGTGACGTTCTCCGGTTGGATAGTGACTTTCTCTTTTGCTTCTAAGGCTTGATGCAGGCCATCGTTGTAGCGGCGACCAGCCAGGACACGCCCAGTATGCTCATCAACAATAGCGACCTCTAACTCACCGGTGTCCTTGTTCTTGGTAACAATATAGTCTTTATCTTTCCTGAATAGTTCCTTGGCTTTGATCGCGTTATTGAGGTATCCGACCAGGAACGAATTTTTAGCGTCGAACATGTTCTCGATCCCGAACCAGTCTTCAACCATGTCAAACGCCGGGTCTAGGGCGCTGATGGTTTGTTTACGGTAGTCGGCCTCATAATGTTCACCGTTGACGAATTTCTCCGCAATATGGGCGAACGCCTCAAACCACATGGTGGGCTGCGCACCGTTAGGTGCCCCTGAAATGATGAGTGGTGTGCGGGCCTCATCAATCAGGATGGAATCAACCTCATCAACGATCACGAAATGGTGGCCGCGCTGAACCTTATCCTCCCGACTGTAGACCATGTTGTCGCGTAGGTAGTCGAACCCGAACTCGTTATTCGTACCATACGTGATGTCTTTCGCGTAGTTTTCCCGTCGCGCATCCGGCCCCATCGTGTTAAGGATCACCCCTGAGGTGAGGCCCAGGAAGCTGTAGATGCGGCCCATCTGTTCCTGCTGTGTCTCAGCAAGGTAGTCGTTGGTTGTCACCACGTGCACATTCTTGCCAGCGAGCGCATTCAGATAGGCGGGTGCGAGCGCCATAATGGTTTTACCGGAACCAGTTTTTGCTTCGGCGATCATGCCTTGGTGTAGTGCGATACCGCCAAAGATTTGCACATCGTATTGGCGTTTATTCAGGACACGGCGGGTTGCTTCCCGTACCACAGCGAATGCCTCGGGTACGAGATGATCAATATTTTCGCCGTCCGTAAGGCGCTGCCGGAAATCTTTTGTTTGCGTCTGTAGTTCGTCATCCGTCATAGCTTCGTAGATTGGTTCTAGAGAGTTGACGGCTTCAACCTGTTTCCAGATTTTCTTAGCGACGGTTTTCTCTCCGGCGCGGAGGACTTTTTCAATAAGCATGCATTTTACCTTTTTATTGTTTCTTTCTATTGTAT